CTCTACGACATCTTCGTCGGCCACGTGGCAGCCATGCGCAGACTGCCGGAGATGGCGGTACGCGCCACCGAGGCCGCTCTCTACTTCGGCCCGAACGCAACGACCGCTGGCCTGGCCGATGCAGTCGGCACGCTGGAAGCGACGCTTGCCGAATTCTCGACTTACCTCAGCTCCCGAGGCCGCAAGGCGCCCCCGACTCGGAGCTTTGCACGATCCGGGGCGACGCACTTACAGGAGGACGACATGTCTCTCGAAGAAACCCAAATGGAAATGATTGGCGTGGATCAGGCAGCCGTCCTGGTTGCCGAGGCCCGCCGCGAGGTTACCCAATCCGCCCAGGCCATCGCCGAGTTGTGTCTGATCGCCGGCTGCCCTGACAAGGCCGCCGCCTTCATTGCCGAAGGCAAGAGCGAGGCGGATGTGCGCCGGCTGCTCTGTGAGGCAAAGGCCGCACGGTCGGAAGCGACACCTATCCATTCCACCATCACGCCGGAAGCCGGCACCGAAGCAAACGTGCGACCCGAGGCATCCCCCGTGGTCGCTGCCGTCAAGAAACTCATTCACAAGGAGTAAGACATGCCCGCTATCACTCAGAGCAAGAACCTCGGCGACCTCCTGAAGTACGAGGCACCGAACCTTTATTCTCGCGAGGCCGCGACGGTCGCCGCCGGACAGAACCTGCAACTCGGCACCGTGCTCGGCAAGAAGACCGCCGATGGCAAGCTTTACGCCCTGGCACCGGCAGCAGCCGATGGCACCGAAACCGCAGTGAGCGTGCTCGCCGTGGACACCGATGCGACGCTGATCGATCGCGACGACGCCATCGCGGTGGCCCGTCACGCCATCGTCGCGCGCAATGCCCTGATCTGGCCGGCCGGCATCACTGCCCCGCAGAAGGCCGCCGCCGAAGCGCAACTCGTCGCCCTCGGCATCCTGGTTCGAGATTCGGCGTAACCCGCGCAATCCATCGTTCCCCCCGAACCCGCCGCCGGCGGGTTTTCTATTTCGGAGATTCCAAATGCAAAACCCTTTCGACAACCCCGGCTTCTCGATGGCGAGCCTGACCACGGCCATCAACCTCATCCCCAACCGCTACGGCCGCATCGAGCAGCTGGGCCTCTTTCCGGCCAAGCCGGTGCGTACCCGGCAGATCATCGTCGAGGAGTACGCCGGGCGGCTGAACCTGCTGCCGACGAAAGCGCCCGGCTCGCCGGGTACCGTGGGCGAGCGTGGCACTCGCACCCTGCGCTCCTTCGTCATCCCGCACATCCCGCACGACGACGTCGTGCTGCCGGAGGAGGTGCAGGGCATCCGCGCCTTCGGCTCGGAGACGGAGATGGAAGCGATTTCGGGCGTCATGGCGCGGCATCTGGAGACTATGCGCAACAAGCACGCCATCACCCTGGAACACCTGCGCATGGGCGCGCTCAAGGGCCAGATTCTGGATGCCGACGGCAGCACCATCTACGATCTTTACGACGAGTTCGAGCTTACACAGACGTCGATCAACTTCGATCTCGCCAACGCCAACAGCGACATCAAGGGGCACTGCTACGACGTGCTCGCCGAGATCGAGGACAACCTCAAGGGCGAGTTCATGACCGATGTGCACGTGCTCTGCTCGCCTCAGTTTTTCCGGGCGCTCACCACCCATAAGGCGGTCAAGGAGGCTTATACCAACTGGCAGCAAGGGGCGATCCTGATCAACGACGTGCGCTCCGGCTTCACCTTCGGCGGCATCACCTTCGAGGAGTATCGCGGCCAGGCGAGCGACATCAACGGCACGGTGCGCAAGTTCATCGCTCCGGGCGAGGCTCACGCCTTCCCGCTGGGCACGGTCGACACCTTCGGCACCTATTTGGCCCCGGCGGACTTCAACGAGACGGTGAACACCCTCGGCCAGCCGCTCTACGCCAAGCAGGAGCCGAGGAAGTTCGAGCGCGGCACGGATCTGCACACCCAGTCGAACCCGCTGCCGATGTGTCACCGCCCCGGTGTGCTGGTGAAGCTGACGAGCGCCTGATGGTCGGCGTGGCTGATCTTTACGACGCGGCCGCCCGCGCCGGACTGCTCACCTCCGTCAAGGTCGGTGCCCTGATCGTCGAGTGCGGTTTCCGCGCACCCGACGAGACGGTGCTCGATGGCCTGGCGCTTTCCCGCGATTACGAGATCGAGTATCCGACCGCGCGCATCAGTCTCGCGGCCGGCGACACGGTCGAGATCGCAGGCCAACCCTACCGTGTGCGGGAGGTGATTGCCTTGCGGGACGGAAGCGAGTGCCGAGCGCGCCTGGCTCGGTTGTGAGCCGGTCAGGGGCCGATCTTGATCCAGCGGTTCCAGAGCATGCGACTGATGGTGGCATTCACGGCCTGACGGTCGAAGCGCTCCGGATCGAAATCCAGTCCTGCCCACTCCTGGAAGGACTTGGTTTCGTCGCCGTAGG